ACGCAATGCATTGAGTTCTTCCTTGAATTTGTAGAATATACCAATCTTTTTATCGTAGAAGTTGTCAAATATGAATTGGGCTTTCGTGTAATCAATAACCTTCGAGTTACCTGATTCAAACTTAACGGTGCCAGAATATATCTGATGCAGTTTCGTCATCAACTTGGCTGGAGTATCGCCCAGTATGGTCTCCTCATTACCCTCAACAACTAGCGTCTTATTTAGTTGAGCCGCAATTTGGTATGTAATCGGCTCAAGGTCTACCTCAAGAATATGCTCCCTTGTGTCAACCTTAAAGCCAGCTTCCTTTTGTGTATAGCTTATGGTGTATGGTTTCATCCTTTCGATTATAGATTCTCTACCGTTTGAGTAATCATTAATCATGAATCCATTTATTTTTCTTTGGGACACATCCACATAGTCCTTTGCGAACTTGTAGAAGTTTGCATATCCCATGAATGGATTCCCCTTTATGGCATACACCTGATGATACATCTGCGAGTATGACTCTGGGGTTGGTGTACCAGATAGTAGTATCACATACGGGTCGTTGTTCTCTCTGAGTATTCTTCTCACAATCTTGGAGCGATTGCTTGGCTTTGGGAATGCTCCCATACCATGAGCCTCATCCAATACAACCATATCAAACGAACCATCCACCTTGTGTAACGACTCGTAGTTTATTACGGTTATATTGTAGGATGGAGATAGCATATTGTAATCATCCTCGATGCTGCTGATGGCTTTCTTTTTTGTCACGAACAGGAGGTTGTTGACGGGCAAGTTGCTTGCGATGCCAAGACTTGTTAGTGTTTTGCCAGTCCTTACTTCCATGGATAGGTACACAAAATTGTATCTTGAAATAATCTCCGTTGCCTTCTTGATTATCTTCTTCTGATATGGTCTAAATTCTATGTTCACGCTGCAAAGTTTTTCGTAATACTCTATCGATTCATTTATGTTTTTCCTTACGGATTCATCACCAAGGTTATTGTATTTTAGAACATCGACCCAAGTTGATTTTTTACCCGAGCCAATCTTCCTCCTCTTTGTCTGGTTCATAACCTTCTTCAACCCCCTAAGTGACTTGAGGTGTTGGCAATTATCTTCACCATAATTTGGTTTTATTAATCCCATTTCAATCGTTCAACCATTGCTTCAAATTTTTCTAGTGTCGGGAAGTCTTTGATACGCCCATTCCACCAGTTGTAGAATCGTGATTGTATTTTCTTTCGCTCGTCATCATCTAACTTATGATAGTTGCAGTAGAATACAAAGGGGTTAACTCCCATTGCAGCCCATTTGTGTAGGGCTGCTAGTCTTTCGTTGTGTTGTGTTTCTTTCATATCCATTATTTAAACATTATTAAAAATTATCCCAGCACCAAATCGGAGTTTTATCTCCAACATAGGAACCACTTATATTAAATGTAAAATACTCCATAGCGTCTAGTTCTGTCATGTGTTGTTCAAGAGTTTCCAAGCATTTGGATACGGAATATATTAATCTCATTTCATTTTCTTCAACTCCAATTATGGCTTCATCGAAGCCATCTGCCTTTAAAAATTCTTCATCTGGATAATGTTCTATTATTCGTTCTATCATTTCAATTATTTTCTAAGTTCTTTTACCTTTTGTTCATACCACATCGCCTTCTCCATATCCCTTTCGATGGGTTGGTTTGGCTTTTTACCCAACCTCATACGGTACTTGAAGGCATTCATCTCGCAGTAGGAGATGTATCTATCAACTCCCCAGATGTCTATCATCATTTCCCAAGTCTCCTTATGGTATGACTTATAATGCTCGGGATTTACGTAATCATAATCCTTCATATGTTTAAATTACTTTGCGTTGGTTTTGGCTCACTCTTAATTATTATGTACTTACCACTACTATCTCTACCCTCCTCAACCTTCTGGCTTGATACGCATGAACCATAGGCGTACATCCATCTGTTGAACTTAATTCGACTTATCGTCTCCCTTGACTTCGGACCGTAGTCTGGGTACTCCTCTATGAAGTTCTGATAGCAGACCGAAAGATTTATCCTCTCATCCTTTTTTAGTAGCGTGTTGACCTGACCTCCATTGACCAGACCACACCACTCAATGAAGTCATGAGATGTCTCCGCTGATAGTCTACGTATCCTTAAGTTGACAAACCTACTCTCAACCAAACCAGTATTCAAGTATCCTTGAAGACAGCCTATCATGTAGTTGTCAAAGGCACACCAATCATCATCATCCCAATCACCAAATAACAACTTACCAAAATCATCAAGTGGTGTTCTGTTCTTGTTGTAGTATTGATGAAGCTCCAGCTCCCACTTACGCCTAGCAAATGAATTACCACTACCCCTTATGGCGTAGTTTGTTGTGATGCCAATCTTGGGGGACTTGCTGAATGGTATCTTGATGGCATCCTTGTTCTTCTTCTCAAGCGTCAACCCCTCTGTAACTACAGAGAATAATCTCTCGAAGTCAAAGTTCTTCTTTACGTCATCAAACACAAGTATCTGCGTGTCTGCTGAAACCAATTGGTAGGCAAACGAGCGTTCAAATGTGAATGACTTACCATCTATTGTTACAACCTTCTTCATGTGACTCAGCGCACTCATGAAGATACCCTTGCCCGTTCCACCCTCTGGGCTATCGCTTATCACCTCATCATTCAGTATGACTGCTGGACAATACGATAGGTTCTTGTGTGCGTGCATCAAGAATCCTATTGTTGATTCCATAGATGATATCCTATCCAACTCATTGTTGCATATGTTGTGAACGAATTTTTTGTAGTCGGTATTTGATTGACACATAACAAACTTCCTGTCGATTACGTGGTCTTTCCAAACATAACCACCCAAGTCTATGTAATCAATCATTGTGACCTCATCCTTGGTTACCTTTACGGCACAGTTCTTATAGTATATATAGGATGTGTCCTTGTTGTCCTCTATGAAATAGATATCTATCGTTGACAACAATGTCAAGAACTCCTCCCTGAAGAATCGGGTCTGGTCTGCGAAGTAATTATATACCGATGCATCATCAATGTCGAGCAGATAGTTCAGCACGAAGTCCTTAATCTGCTTCTCATCCGTGTGGTCAATCAGGTTGTTCGTAACACGTACAAATACATAGTTCTTACTACCCTCTGGGCAATACTTGTAGAAGCCGTTCTCTTGTAAGAAGTGCTTGAATAGTATGTGTATTATCTTGATGACACCCTTCTCATTCTTTTGCCAGAACTGAGCCTCCTTTGATTCTTCATCAATCCTAGATATGACCGAGTCAATTATGCTGTTGTCAATGTTTGACTGCTCTAGCTGGCTCCGAACCTCCTTCTTTGAGACACCCCTCTTTAACTTGACACGTATGTTGTTTACCCTCTCCTCATCCTCGTAGTATTTGGTTCCAAAGTTCTGAGTGTTTGAGTATGCCGAGTCAATCGTTCTTGTTATCTCATCCTCACCAAACCCGCTTCCCGAGTATTGGTTTAGAATAAATGAAGCCAATGATTTGTTTACACCAAAGTCATTGAATGCACTCGCAAGTATGAAGCAGTTTTGATTTCGCTGCCCCTCCACCATCGGATACTTCTTTGTCCACCACTTAACCAATATGTCTACAATCTTATTCTCATCTGTGATTGGTATCGTTGGTGCATCACGATACTGGTGCTTCTCTTGATAGTCTGGCTCATCTACCTTGTCCCATACCGATGAGTTCTTGTTTATGTATATCAGTGGGTCGTATGACTCGTAGCAAACCCTAGATATATTCTTTGATGTCTTGTCAAATCTATCGTTGTTGTAGTGCTTCTCAAGCGCATTGAAATAATTAACGTGGTTGTCTACGTCCTTTGGTATCTTAACCAATACCTTTAACCCCCTTCCACTCGGAGATAAGAATACGGAGTACGTGTATGGTGACTTGCTTATCTTCTCCTTGTCCGATAATAACTCCTTGCTCTTCTCGTATCCATCAAAATCTAAACATATCAAACCGCTATGCTCTTGAATGGCTGAGTCCAAGCGTTTGTTAAACCTACCAGAAAAACATATGGCTGGTAGCATCTTCTTTAATTCGTTTCGCTCGGGCTTTCTATGCTCCTTGCGTATCTTCTTAACCAACTCCTTTGATGAACCATCCTTGATTCTATCAAGAATGTGCTCAACATCTCTATGGAATGGCGTGTTTGTTTCTTTTATATTCTTAAATATTGTTATCATTCGTGTTGAGTTTGTTGTAGTTGTGTTGACTTTGTGTTGACTTTATGTTGAGTTTCTCTCTGATAATCAGCTAGTTGTTTATAATGTTAACTTTTTACCTCGTATATAAAAATAAAAAATATATAGAGTAGAGAATACATATTGTATATGGAGGATAAAAGTTGACATCTCAGCATTTTCATTGTTAAAAAAGGGGGGAGTCCCCTCCCCCCAACTGTACAAATAACAACAACCAACTAGAATGGTAGCTCTTCTGCGGGCTTAACATTAGTCGTCACATTCTTAGCACTCTGTGGTTCATTAGCACTTTGTGGCTTCGGTTCGAATGTGTCCAACTCTACATAGTAAGACCCTGATTTGGCTTGCATGATGTTTAGGTTCACCCACCCATTCTTGTGGTGGTCTCTCATGAACTGAACCGCCTCATCACATTTCAGACTCATTCGTCCGATTACAAACTCTGGTGCATTTTCGTTTCGCTTAAACATAAATCCATCAGCGAATACCTTTTCCTTCTTTTCCATAATATTATTTAATTAAAATGTTTTGCTCCATAAAATCAAGCGTTGAAAATAGAATATCATTCTTCTCTTCTCGGCTACCAACTGCGTTTGGAAGCACAACGACAGTAGTATCTTTATCTAATAGTGTCTTCAAGGACACAAATATATCTCTAAACTTCATCAGAAAAATAAAATTGACCGATATCTTCTGTTGGGTTATCTCCAAAGAACTTGTTGTATATGTTCACCGCCTTCTTCACCTTGTTCTCACCCCTCTCAAGCGACTCATCGCTCACGGTATACCTACCCATCATCAATGTGTTCTTATCGATAACCAGAAACACCATTGGTCTATTGAATAGCGTGCTATATACATATGCTTGGCTATCGTAGTTGTACTTTCTGAAGTTCCATTTGAAGTCATTTATGTTTGACGTTGTCTTCAAATCATATACGGCATCTGGAGCTAGTATATCTGCCTTTCCCTTCCAATCCACCCCAAATATCTCCCCCACTGCGGGTTGCTCGTACACATTCTCTGGATTATTTATGAGTTCAAAGAAGTCCATGTTCACGTTCATCGCATCAACCCATAGGTTCACCTCATCAACCTCCTTCTTGAGTAGCACGATGTCCGTCTGAACCTCGTGCAGATACTCCTTGTATGCTTTGGTATTCCTAGATGCGACATCGATATAGCTTACATCCTTAGCCTTGTCTGGCTCTAAAAACATCTGATGAAAGTATCTACCCATGGCAAACTCCTTTGTGTCCTTACGACTACTACCATAATCCTTTGGATTGTTTAATAGGGTTCCAATGTCTGAATTGGATAGGTATTTTCTACCAATGCCACCATAGTATTCGGCATCATCCCTGAGTCTATCTATTATGTTCATGATATGCTCTCTCTTATCTTCTCTTGTGCTTCTTTGGCTACCACATACTTCTGGCGCAGTGTCTTTAGTATATCACTGAATTCCATATCCTTATTAGCAGTCACCCACTTGAGTACCTTAATCCAATTCTCATCATCAACCACCAACTTTATCTTTTGCTGAGGTATCGCATCTCTTTCGGCTATAGTCATTCGTGGGAGCGATGCTCCTTGTGTTGGTTCATCTATTTGGGGTAGGTCTTCCCCCGCATATATGTAGTGACCGAGTCCAAACATAGCCAAGTTCTTTGTTAGGCAACGCATGAGTGCCTTGTTGATGTCGAACATGGTCGCAGCCTCAACCGTACCAGAACTATATCTGCTAGTCCAATCATATGAATGCGACTTCATAGCCCTATTTGATGTATCCATAACGGGTAGCCACATCCCTAGAGTTTCGCCCTTGATTGTTACGGTAGTTCTTACCATGTAACCAAGTGCGTCATCGTACAGATACGGCTTACCTTCGTGGTCTGTAACAACCTCGTAGGTCGCATCCTCATAGTGCTTCTTTACCTCACCCCAAGCCCAAGCCCAAGATAGGTAGGTTAGATTCTTTTTCTTCTCAACCTTGTCGTTTAGGTTGATGGAAGATAGTGTTTCAAATACTGTTTTCATTTTGTTTTAATTTAATTTTTACATACATATTCATAATGTTCTCCCTTGAGTTCTTTAGCGATTTGATTCTCTTGGGGTTCATCTTTGTGTTCACTTCTAGCTTTATCTGCTCCTCAATAGTTCTTAGCTTTGAACGATAATTAGACAAAGTTAATTCATAAACTCCACTTCTCCAACCATTATTTAAAAAAAAATAAAAATGTTCTGGAGTTATCTTCTCGTACCAATCGCCAAGCCCAGTGTTTAGTATCTCAATTGAGTTGTCGTCCTTCCACTTTATAATCTTTACATCATATAGTTGCTTGCTCAACGACATATCACCCTTTGAGAATAGTGCATAATCATCATTCATCGCTTGCTCAAAGATATCTTCTAGCGTCATCATAGTTCTGATATATCTTTAACGAGTTTGAAATAGTCACGGTCATGCCGAACCTTTTCATCCGCTTGTCCGATACCATATATGATACTTGAGTGTCCGATGTCATATCCATATTCGTTCATGTACCTCTGTATCTCAACTATCGACATGGGTCTGTGAAAGGAGAGGTAGTATAACATATGCCTAGCCTCAACCGATTGTCGTTTCTTTGTCTTCACAAACACATCAGACTCATCGATGTCAAATACCTTTGACACCGTGTCCACGTATTTCTTAAATATCTCCTTCTTCATTATCTACCTATTTTATTTTTTAATTACTTGGCTGTAGCCTACGACACTAACTAAAAGCATTAGTGCCAAAATCAACTTTTTCATATTACTTTAAATTTAAGTCTAATAGTATTGCCCGTGAATAATCTACTTGATGTGATACGTATCTATATTTGTCATCTAATTTAGATTCTACGATGTGTTTAATATCTAATGCTCGAGGATTGGATGACAGCCATTCTGTAGTAGTTGGTGTGATGATTACTTTGATTGTATTATCAGTTTTATCCTCAACGATAATTCTAATATGTGATGTCTGTTTTTCCATTTCTCTTAAAGATTTTGTCCGAGCAGACACGATGTCAAATACCCTTGACACCGTGTCCACGTACTTCTTAAATATCTCCTTCTTCATTATCTACCTATTTTATTTTTTAATTGCTTGGCTTGCCTACTTATCTTAAACCTCTTAAAGAATTGCCACCATTTAGTTCGGTGAGCCTCGTAGTTCAGCCAATTAAATTCATTAAAGATTTTGTCCGAGCAAACACGGTTTGCCCACTCCTCGTAATTGTACTCATCAATCAAGTACTCGTCATTTTGTGTGTCCATAATTTTAATTAATTTTTTTAGTGTCAGGCATCTCCATCGGGTCTCCATCATCAGGAATGTCAGGTACACACCCAGATACCGTTGTTAATAATACGAAAATAATACAAAAATTGAACAATCTACTCATTTATCTGTCTTTTTATTTTGCTCCAATAAATCTTTGTGGTGCACATCTTATCTCCATTGTACCCCCCGTTCCATCGCCTCGCTACCACCTCGCAATACCCCATGAACGTGCGACCATTGGTCGATACCTTTGTCGCCATGTAGTTGAACATCTCAATAGACTTCGCTCTACTCCACCTATCATCTAGAGAGTATCTTCTCTCAAACCCATCAATAGCTAGAAGTCTATTCACCTCAGTCACCATGATTGGTCGTATCTGGAGGCACCCAACCGCATCCTCCTTGATGTTGTGTGCCGAGTCGTTGCCTCGTGACTCAACATAAATCACGGCATCAATGAAGTTATCCCATGTCACGCATACCCTCTTCTCACCCTCGATGCACAACGTGTCCATCCGAGTGGCTTGGTGAGCGTCAGTACACCCACCAAGTAATATAGACATTATTATTAAAGCCCTCATGATAACGAGATATCTAATTTCTCTCTCGTCAATCCATGCTCCTCCTCCAACCAATTGGCGAACCTCTCCTCATCTCTCGAGCGAACTAATAAGGTGGTATTCACGCTGAATACATTGCTCGTTGGTGATGTAACGCAGAACACATCGCAAGGTGGGTAAACTTCGTCATCCTCAAACACCGCATCAAAAAGGTCATTGAAGTCGTGCTTCCAAGTCACATCATCCCACCTTCCCGTAGCCCAACCCTCTGATATCGGAGTGAAGCCATGCTTTAACTCGGCTTTGTAGTACCCACGCCATGCATTGGTAGAAACCCAATTAACGTCATCAACGGGCATCATGTCCTCGTCTCCTCCCCAGAGCTTCTCAGCGTACTCGTTGTAGGGTAACCCCATCGTTGGGTTAAACATCCACCTCTTCACCTCGCAAGTCTCGTGGTCGTAAATATGCACCGTTGATATATCATTAAAGGTCAAGTGGTGGCACTCCTCACACAACAAGTTATCCTTCTTGTCGTGCACGTAAAAGTCTACGTCTGTGTGAACCTCTGCCTCGCAGTTGCTACACACTGAAATATTAGTATCCATAATTATTAAAAGTTAGCTTTAAGATATCCAGATAGTTCTAGTTGCTTTCGTGTGTCATTCACCTTGCTCTTCAAGATGCGTACAACACCATCGTCCT